AACTGGACTGAAGTAAACAACATAAATACTGGAAGAAAAGGTTCAGCAGCAACTGCACCAAATAACACAGCAGCTTTACTTTTTGGTGCACGTGCGCCAGTATCTCCAACAGGAATAACAGAAGAATGGAATGGTGTTAGTTGGGCAGAACAAAATGATTTAAGTACTGGAAGATATGCTCTTGGAGGATCGGGTGCCTCTAACACAGCAGCTTTAGCTTTTGGAGGAGATGCACCTCCAGCTACTGGAGTAACAGAAGAATGGTCTGTACCTTCGAACACAATTAAGGTATTAACTGATTAATAAAAGGAGAAAAATATGGCAAAAACATATCAATACTGTGTAGCAGAAAACTGGGGAAAGGGTTTCATCGATCATGATGAATCTCACAGAATCACGTTTAAAGGCTATCCTGGAAATGTTTGGCAAGTTCCTGCATATAACAAACATGGTAATCTTTGGATTGCTAAAGTTGCAGGTGTTGTTAAAACAAAAGACGAGGCACAGGCGATTGTTGATGCAGAGGTTCAAGCAGATCAAGCTGCTTGGGATGCGTTACCTGCTGAAGAAAAGACAGATGACAATCCAAGACCTTCTGACATAACATTAGAGGAGTAAAAACTTAAATGGCTGAGTATAAAGAAATACATGGCACAAAGATTCGGAACTATACGACTAATCCCGATAATCCGATCGTGGGAGAGGTGTGGTATAACGAGACCGATCAGGTATTAAAGTTTAAGGCAAACAATGTAACAACATCAGGTTCATGGGCTACAGGTAATAATATGAATCAAGTTAGAAGTGGAAACGCAGCCTCAATTAATGGAACTCAAACAGCTACTATAACTTTTGGTGGAAATATTCCACCAGTTACTGGTGCAACAGAATCTTATAATGGAACTAGTTGGACAGAATTAAATGATTTAAATAATGCAAGAAGAAATTATGGAGGAGCAGGAACTCAAACAGCTGCATTAGGGTATGCTGGAACACCTGCACCCTTAAGTGCTAAAACTGAAAGTTGGAATGGTACTAATTGGACAGAGGTTAATACTTTAAATCAAGGAAGAAGAGATCTAGCAGGAAGTGGGACAAATACTTCAGCTTTAGGTTTTGGAGGGTATACTCCTTCTCCAAACTATGCTTTGACAGAATTATGGAATGGAACCAACTGGACGGAAGTTAATGATTTAAATACTGCAAGACATGCTTTAGCAGCAGCAGGAACAGATAGCACATCCTCTTTAGCTTTCGGTGGATATAATGGTGGTCCAGCTTTATATGCAAATACAGAAACTTGGAACGGAACTAACTGGACTGAAGTTAATGATTTAAACACTGGTCGATACTATCTGACTGGAGCAGGAGCACCAGCTAATGCATTAGCAACAGGTGGATATTCAGCTACGGCAGAATATAATGCTGTAACAGAAGTATGGAATGGAACAAATTGGACAGAAGACGGAGATTTAAACATAGCAAGAAGACAATTTTCTGCAAGTGGTACAGGTAGTTCAGCTGTTGTAAGTGGTGGAGCTACTCCACCACCAGTATCAGCAGGACCAGTTGCATTCACAGAAGAATGGTTAGGTGCAGGTGCACCAATTGGTGCTTGGGCTACAGCTAATTCTTTGAATACTGCTAGAGATTTTTTAGCAGGTTCAGGAATATATACAGCTTCTTTAGCTTTTGGTGGTAATGTGCCACCACACACTGCTAATACAGAATTATGGAATGGATCAAATTGGACAGAAGTAAATAATTTAAATGTTGCTAGAACACAATTAGCAGGTGCAGGAACTCAAACAGCTAGTTTAGCTTTTGGTGGTACAGATGGATCTGCTGTAGGAAAAACAGAAACCTGGAATGGAACTAACTGGACACAACTTAACGATTTAAATTCTAATAGAAGACTTTTAGGAGGAGGGGGAACAAATACAGCTGCTTTAGCAACTGGTGGATTTGGACCACCAACATATGATCTTACAGAACAATGGAATGGAACAAACTGGACTGAAGTTAATGATTTAGGGACTGCTAGATATCAAATAGCATTTGCAGGAACTACCACTGCAGCATTAGCATTTGGTGGTAATGTTCCACCAAGAGCTCAAACGGAATCTTGGAATGGCACAAACTGGACAGAAGTTAATGACTTAACTACAGGAAGAGAATCTATGGGAGGAGTAGGAACACAAACATCTGCCATGGCTTTTGGTGGTGGATCAGCACCCGCTGGTGGGCCAGTAGCTACAGAATTATGGGATGGTGTAAGTTGGGCAGAAACATCAAACTTAAATACGGGTAGAACATATTTAGCTGGATCTGGAAACCAAACAAACGCTTTAGCTTTTGGTGGTGATAGTGGATCACGAACAGGAGCAACAGAAGAATGGAGTAATCCATCAACATCAACTAAAACGGTAGGCACGGATTAATTATGGCAACATACAAAGAAATAAAAGGAACACAAATTCAAGCAGTAGCAACCGACCCATCAGATCCTGTTGAAGGACAAGTTTGGTATAATACAACTTCTCAGGTTTTAAAAGGTAGTAAAGGAGCATTAATTGGTTCTTGGTCAACTGTTAATCCTATAAACAATCAAAGATATTATTTAGCAGGAAGTGGAACTCAAACAGCTGCTTTAGGTTATGGTGGTAGGCCTCCATCAGGAACTCCATCAGGAGGAAATTTTAGTGCTCAAACAGAATCATGGAATGGAACTAATTGGACTGAAGTAAATGATTTAAACACTTCTAGACAAGCTTTATCAGGTGCTGGAACAGGAAATACAGCTGCATTAGCTTTTGGAGGTAATCCAGCTCCTCCTAATCCTAAAGCAATAACAGAATTATGGAATGGAACAAACTGGACTGAAGTGAATGATTTAAATACTGGTAGAGAAATAGCCGCAAGTGGTGGAACTTCAACTGCTGCCTTAATGTTTGGTGGGACAACTCAGACCGCTCCTGCAGCGAATAATGAATCTTGGAATGGAACTAATTGGACTGAATTAGCAGATTTAAATACTGCAAGATATTTTATATCAGGCGCTGTATCAAGCACTTCATTAGCATTAGGTTATGGTGGAGAAAATCCTCCTAATCAAGGAATAACTGAATCATGGAATGGATCTTCATGGACAGAAGTAAATGATTTAAATACTGGAAGAGGTGCTTTTGCAAGAGGTGCATGTGGAACAGCACCAGCAGCATTAGCTATTGGCGGAAATGCTCCTAATAAAGCGTTAACAGAATTATGGAATGGAAGTAATTGGTCAGAACAAAACGATTTAAATGTAGGAAGAACTGTTGCTGGTTCTTCAGGAGCACCAGCTGCTGCTTTAGCTTTTGGTGGTAATGAACCTCCACAATCGTCTGCAGCTGAAGCATGGACAGAAGCAGGTGGTGTAGTAACATTTACCGATTCATAAGACTTGTAATATATTTTAAATAATATATATTAGTCTTAACTATAAAGGATAAAGCTATGAAAAAAGACGTTAAAGAAGTTATACAAGGTGAAGAACCACATTTAAATAATCTATTAACACAGGAAGATCTATCATCGTTTAAAGGTATGGTGGACGAGCTTAGAGACACTTGGACCAAGAAACAAATGTTTCGAACAGAAACAGAAGCAAGGTTTTCTGTATTACAAGATAATAGATACCCGACTAAAGCATCAAAGTATTGGCAGTGTGTTAGAGAACAATCATCATACTTAGATAACCTAATGACATTATCGTTTGACTATAGAAGAAACGAGGCAAAGATAACTTGGTTAGAAAAAAAGATTGATAAAGAAGAGGATGAATACAAAAAAACTAAATATCAAATAGATTTAGACGAATGTAGATTTGCAAAAGCTTCTATGGAAAAAACTGCTAAACATAGAATGAGAGAAATTAAGATGTGGTCTAAATTAAAAGGTGAATTTAATGATGGATCATTTAACGATAAAGACGTTAACGTTCACCAGTTAGAATCTTATGGTTTACAATACCATGAAAAAGCTAAAACATTAAATCAAAACTCAAGTGAGGCAGAAGTATTTAATGTTATGGGACAACTACAATCATTACAAAGAATTAAAAAGTCTGGTGAATTAGAACAAAGTTATACAGAGAAAGAACAGATTGAACAACATGGGAAATCAAAACCGTAAGTTATTTTTTCTCATAGCATTACCTAGATCTGGAAATACTTTATTTGCAAGTATTATGAATCAAAATACAAATGTAGCTTGCACAGGTAATTCTGTAACATTAGAAATAATGAAAAATTTATATTTAATAAAAACAACAGACACATTTCAAAATTTTCCTGACCATAAATCTTTAAATAATATATTAGATAATGTATTTAATTTATATTACAAAGACTGGCCCCAACGAATAATTATAGATCGTGGACCTGCACTAGTAAGTGGCAACCCTGGAAATTTTGAATTAATGCAAAAACATTTTAAATATGAATTTAAATGTATTGTTTTGTTAAGAGATCTAATGGATGTGTTAGCTAGCTACATGAAATGGTATACAGAAAACCCAGATTCTTTTGTAAATAAATTAGGAAAAACCGATGAAGAAAAACTATTAGCTTTAATGGATACAAATGGTGCTATTATAAAAGAAATTAAATCTATTAAAAATTCATACAATTATCCTAACATGTGTCATTTTATTAAATATGACGATATGGTAGCTAATCCAAAAAAAGTATTTCAAGAATTATATAAATTTTTAGATGAACCATATTATCCTCACCAGTTTCAAGACTTGAAACAAATCAATATTAATGATATAGGATACGACGATACAGTATTAGGAAAGAATATGCACACTATAAAAACAATAGTTAAAAAAGAAACAAATAATTATATTGTGCCAAAAAGTATTAAAGAAAAATATGGACACATTAAAATTTGATTTTATATTTTTAGGTCAATCTATTTTAAAGTATCAAGTTCCTTTAGATATATATAATTCTATTAATTATATATATGAAACTAATTATCATAATTTAGAACCTGCTAATGGACAGCTAGTAGGTAAGATAGAAAAAGAACATTCTTTATTTTATCATGGAGCTGATCAAACTAAAATGAAAAACCATAATTTGTTACCAAAAGATGTAACAAATTATTTTATGGAAATGTTTAAACATTATTTAGCGTTTAATAAAATTAAAGATTATGAGACACATCTAAACTCTGTTTGGGTTAACGAGATGAAACAACATGAATACAACCCTGCACATATTCATCGTGGTATGTTGTTTACTGGTTTATCTAGTGTTATGATTTTAAAAATGCCATCAACTTTTGGTAAAGAATACTCAGCAGAACACGTACAACAGAATGGTAGACTACAGATATTAGGAGCAGCTAATGGTCAGTTTGCTAAAATAGATTATCAACCACCAATGGCCCTTAGAGATTTTTATATCTTTCCATATGATATGAGACATTGTGTATATCCTTTTAATGGTACAAATGAAGTAAGAAGAACTCTTGCTGCAAACTGTGATGTAAAGTTTGATCCAATAAAAAATAGAGGTGCTTGGTAATGGATAAACAATATTACATAGATAATCACATAGGGTTATTTAAAAACTTTATGCCTAATGAATTAATAGATGACTATATAAATTATTTTAATAAGTGCGAGAAACAAGGTGCAGTATACCCTAGACGAGAAGATGAGATGTTAGTATCTGATAATGCAATAGATACTATAAGAGATACTAATGTTGCAATGACTTATAACAACAAACCTTTTATAGATATGTTTTTTAAAGATGTGTATCCTTTGTATGTTCAAAAATATTCATACTTAAAAAAATTAGCTACACATAATATACTTGAAGTTAAGATACAAAAAACTAAAGTGGGTGAAGGTTATCATTTTTGGCATTGTGAGAATGCTGAAATGAAAGCAAGAAATAGAATACTAGCTTTTATGATTTATCTTAATGATGTTGCAGAAGGTGGGGAGACAGAATTTTTATATCAAAAATGTAGGTTTAAGCCTGAAAAAAATACACTATTAGTTTGGCCATCACAGTTTACACACGTTCATAGAGGCAACCCACCTTTATCGAATGATAAATATATAATAACGGGATGGGTAGAATACGGATATTAATATGATAACAGAACCACGTTGGAAATCTTACATAGTAGAAACAACCACACCAATCTTTACACCTAAACAATGTCAAATGATTATTGAAGCAGGAAGAAGCGAACCTAGAAATGATGCAGAAGTTGGAAGTAATAAAGGCATTAAAGGTGGAACTATAGATACTAAAACAAGAACCTCACACATTAGTTGGATACCATTTAAGAAAATGGCTGACATGTATAAAGATATAGAAAAAATTATGAAAACTACCAATGGTAATCATTTTGGTTTTGATGGAATGCAAATAACAGAAATGGCACAATACACAGAATATCCAGAAGGAGGGTTTTATGAATGGCATGTAGATAATGATGTAAATTGTCAACATGAACCACCTGTAAGAAAAATATCTATGACTTGTTTGTTATCTCCTGAGAATGAGTTTGAAGGTGGTGATTTAGAATTAATGGGTGAAGGTAAAGTTGCAAAAATAAAACAAGGACATGCAGTATTCTTTGCATCGTTTATTAGACACAGAGTAAAACCAGTAATACGTGGTAATAGAAAATCTCTAGTTATGTGGTTTGGAGGAACACCTTTTAAATGATGATTAAAGCTGCATACTTTCCAACAATCATATATGCAAAAGATGTTGATCTAGATAATAGACTTTTTGAGAGAGAAGTTCTTGCTTGGGCTGATAAAGATAAAGGAGTTAAACGAACTAATATGAATGGGTGGCATAGTCAAACTAATATGAATAAGATACCTGTGTTTAAACCATTGGTAGATGAATTATTTAAAATGCAGATGGAAATATTTCAAGAAGAGTGGTTGGACAGTGAACCTTATATGGGAAACATGTGGGCTAATATAAATCCACCAGGTGGTTATAACAGACCACACTTACATCCTAATTCTCATTATAGTGGTGTGTATTATATTAAGGCACCTAAAAACTCTGGACAGATAGTATTTAATGAACCACGATCTGCAGCACATATGGTTATGCCAAGAAGAAAAGAAGGAACACCTCCTTCGCATTTATGGAGAGAAGTTCGTGTAGATCCATTAGAAGGTAGAATAATTATATTTCCAGCATGGCTTTGGCATTGTGTTGAACCAAATGAAAGTGATGAAATAAGAATATCAGTATCGTTTAATTTTTTACAGAAAGGGTTTAATGTTTAAGGATCACAAATATCAAGTAATAAAGAAAGCTGTATCATACGATCTAGCTAACTTTATATTTAATTATTTTTTACTTAAAAGAGATGCTGTAGAGTTTATGTATAAACATAATCTACATTCACAGAATTACTTACTTGGAACATGGACCGATAAGCAGATACCAAATACTTACTCTTGTTATGGTGATTTTGTAATGGATACGTTATTAGTTAAGATGTTGCCTGTAATGAAAAAGCATACTGGTTTAGATCTAATACCTACTTACTCTTACGCTAGAGCATATAAAAAAGGTGATGAACTTAAAAGACATAAAGATAGACCTAGTTGTGAAATATCCACAACTGTAAATCTAGGTGGAGATCCTTGGCCTATATTTATTGACGGCACAGGTGCCGATAATGTTATAGATGAGTATAAGAACATACATAAACCCAACGCTCCAAAAGGCACAAAAGTCTTGCTTGAAGTAGGTGATATGCTAGTATATAGTGGTTGCGAACTCGAACATTGGCGAGAGCCTTTTGACGGGAACATTTGTGGCCAAGTATTCTTACATTATAATCATGTAAACGGCCCATTTGCTGAAAAAAACAAATTTG